GGGCTTGGTTGACACTGCTGGGCAGCCAATCTTCCGCCCAGGTGATGCAAATAACGCTGACCGCCTGCTTGGCGCGCCAGTTTATTCTGCAGCACTCATTGACCTTACGGATGACACCGCTGGTGCAATCCTGTTTGGTGACCTTGGACAGATTTACACGGCGCTTGTTGGCGGCGTGCGAATTGATGTTTCGCGCGAGTACGCATTCAACCTTGGGTTGGTTTCGTACCGCTGCGAAGTTCGTGGTGCTTCGGGTCTTGTTCAGGCTTCGGCTGTCAAGAGCTACAAGAGCGCGAATGTCTAATTGCTGAAAGCAGCAATTAGTAACTGACGAAAGGGGCTGGGCGAAAGCCCAGCCCCTAAGTCTTAGAAAGGAAAACTGCAAATGCTAGTGCGAATGCTTGAGCGAATCCTAGGCACACGCAACGGCGTGGCTTGGCCGCCACGCGGCGGGGTGATTGACCTGCCTGAGCAGGAAGCCCTAGCCCTATTCGCGCACGGATACGCACAGCCTGTGCCCCCTGCTAAAACCCCCGCATTTGCCCCTCAGAGCCACGCAGAGGCGGCGATTATCCACGAGGCTAGGGAGATAGCCACCAAGCCAGCCCGCAAGCTGGGGAAAAAGAGTAAGCCAGAATGACACAGCACATCAGCAGCCGGCAAATCACTGTGGGCACAGCCGCCACCCCCATTGGTGAGGGGTTTGTTTCAGGCTCTACATTCCACCTATACGCCTCAGCAGGCGGCAACGCAACCATTTATGTAGGCGCTTCCAATGTGACGGTTGCCAACGGGTATATTCTGCACAAGGGTTTACCTATCGTTATTTCTGTGCCTGAGCGGGTGCAGTTGTATGCTGTAGCAGATAACGCAGGCGCTCTAGTGTCTGTATTACAAATTGGGGGTATTTGATGAGCTACGCAACGCTGGCAGAATTCAAGAGCGCTATTGGGATTGGCACCGCTGATACCACTGACGATGGTGCGCTGCAGTCTGTGCTTGACGCAACTGATGCGCTCATTGACCTTTACACAGACCGCAAGCAGGGCTTTGGCACTGCATCAGAAACGCGCTACTACACTGCCGGTGATTGGTCATATGTGTTGACTGATGACATTGTGAGTGTCAGCCAGCTGCAAACTGACGATAACGGTGACGGCACATACGAAACCACTTGGGTGAGCGGCACGGATTATGTGCTTGCTCCGCGCAACGCTGCGCTTGATGGCTGGGCATATACAGAGATTGATACGAGCACCGCTGCGCCTAAGGCATTCCCAGTTGCGGTGTATCTTGGCGTGAAGGTAACGGGTGTATTCGGATGGCCTGCAGTGCCAAGCGCAGTGAAGCAGGCTGCAATCATCCAGGCAAATGCTGTGTGGTCATCTCGCACAGCCGCATTCGGGATTATCGGCTCACAGGAGCTGGGCGGTATTTTGCGCCAGACACGCGCACTGCATCCTGAAGCGCAGGTGCTGCTTGATGCGTACCGTAAGCGGGATGGATTGGCGCGGTGAGTTTTAACGATGTCACCATTATCAATGCGCTCGCAGCGCACCTAAGGGCGGCAACACCGCCTACCGGCTACACGCTCCGCACGGTGCACGCATATCCGCCAGACAATCTTGCGGTGGTGCCAGCAGTGGTGATTGTGCCAGCTGAGGATTCAGTTACCTACGGTGCTGCCAATAGGAAGGTAACCCTCAACCTTGCGGTTACTGTGTACCTCCAGCCTCAGGCTGATATGGGGCGCAAGTATCAAGACCTTATGGCGTGGCGCACCTGGCTGCGTGATAGTCTTATTGACGGTGTGACGCTTAACGGCACTGACGCGGTGGCGCAAGCCAGCGTGACAGGTACCAGTATCGGCAATGACCAATGGGCGGATTCAGACTATCTGACCGTGACCGCAACCGTAGAAATCTCTAGCGTGGAGGCTATCAATGCCAGTGCGTAAAGTAACCGAAAGCACAGAGCAGATTCAAGTGCAGTATGTTGAGGGCTCGCTTCCTCGTGGAGAGTTTGTAGGCGGCTTGCCGCTTGACGGCTCTACAATCAGCGTGCCTGCTAATATTGCTCAGGCGTGGATTCAGGCGGGCGTTGCCAAGCCTGTAAACAAGACAGCCGCACCAGCGGCTATTGAAAAGGAGTTTGAGTAATGCCAGCAGCGTCAGCCGGTAACACGATTTTTTCAAAGCTGGTTGCTTTTAGTGAGGCAACACCAGGCACTACGCCAACGCTTACGAGCGGTGGGCGCAAGCTACTCGTTAGCCCTACGGGTGTTTTGTCACCAGGCACCACGCTAGATTTAGGCCCTGAGCGCAGCTTGGCGCTACGCAACCCACTGCTCTCCAACACAGCCACCCTGGTAAGCGTTGAGCCAACGATTAGCGCAAGCGTGCCAGCAGTCAGCATTGGTGAGCTGCCAATTTGGCTATCAATGACAAAGACTGTCAGCCCAAGCGGCACGGCGGCTCCCTTCGGATTTGACTACAATTATTCAATGACAGCTGCGAATGACCCTAAGAGCTACAGCCTTGTGGCTACTGACGGGCAGCAGCAGTATGTAGTTAACTACTGCTTGGCCGAGTCAATCACCATTGCAGCAGACCGCTCTGGCCTGACAAATCTAAGCGCAAACCTGTTTGGTCAGACAATCACCAAGAGCAGCGCAACGCTTGCTGACGGCACGCCAACTTCACCGTTTATGGCTGGGCGTTTGTGGAATTGCTACCAGAGCGGCACGGTATTCCCAGGCACCGCATCAGGCACGGCCTTCCAATACCTACTTGACTACAGTTTGGAATTTTCAAGCGGTATTACCAAGCAGGCATACCTTGCTGGCACCACAAGCTTTAGCACGCATAGCGAAAGCAACCCATTCACCGGCACACTGACGATGACGGTGAGCAGCACGGCTTCAGCCGTCAGCGTGTGGTATGACGCTTACCAGGCTGGCACGCCAGTAGGCGTGAGGCTAACCTGGACATCAGGCAGCTACAGCGCCCACATCCTTTGTATGGTGGTGCCAACTGAAGTGCAGCCAATGGCTGGCGCTGAGGATGGGCTTACCACGATGGCAGTGACGGGCACGCTGGTGTATGACGCTACGAGCGCCAAGAGCCTGCAGATTATTGTGAATAGCGATTTGAGCGCCTTGCCATAAGGCTAGGCAGAGGGGGGTTTAAATGGCACAGAGCAAGCCAGAGTTTCGTACAGTAACGGTTGACCTGCCAGCACCTTTTGAGGGCTGGCAGGCAACGGTTAAGGCTGAGGGAATCAGCGCCCGCATTCTCATTGAGCTGCAAAGCGGCGATGAAGCACGCGCAATGAATGCCACAAAAACATTAGTGGTTAAGCACAATTTCCTTACGGCAACCGGCGAGCCAGCAGGGGATGTGCTTGATGCGCCTATGGAGGCGCTTGGAGAAATGCTTAAGCAATGGAGCGAGGCAGTAGCAGCACTCCCCCCGCGATAAGGCTGGATGCGCAGCGTATGGCTGCGGGTAGGAGCATTCAGCCACACCCTATTTTAATGGCACACCTAGTAGGTAAAGAGTTCGGCATTGCACCGCACGAGGTTATGGATTGGGATGCGGGTGACTTGCTCCGCACTTTTATGCTGATGTCAGACCTGCAACCAAAGGAAGGCATACAGCGTGGCTATTAGTTTCACCTTACAAGTTGACCCTAACTATCGTGCCCTTGAGCTTGGCTTTTTGCAGGGTTCAAACCCCAGCGCCTACAAGCGGCTTATGTCATTTGCCACTGTCAATGCGGCGCGCACCTATGCCAAGCCCATTAAGGATGCCGCTCCGCGTGGAAAAACCGGCAACTTAGCGGCTGGCGTAAAGGCACGCTCAGGGCGATACTCCAAGCCAAGCGCAGTGGTAGGCCCGCTCTTTGCTGGGCGCGGCTCTAAGAAAAACCCTTGGTACAGGTGGATTGTGGTGACTGGAACGAGCGGCAGGCGCAAGACAAAGCGCGGAGTTTTTGCAGTTAAGGCAATCTCCCCGAATAGATTTGTTAACCGCGTAGTTGATAACCAAAGCAATACTGACAAAGCAATTGGGGCATTCCACAATACCGTGGAAGCCTTTTACAATGACGATATTTTTAGGGGTAGAATTCTGCAGTTCAGGCGCGGCAACCAAGGCTTTGGCGGAGCCGCTGGCAAGGAATTCTTTGGGATGATTGGAAGGCTGGTTAAATACTAAATGGCAAGCGCAACTAGCACCGCAGTATTCGCAGTTGTTGCAAAGGATGCAGCAAGCGGCGTAATGCGCGGCATTGGCAAGCAAATGGGAAGCCTTGGCAAGACCGGCGGCGCGGTGTTCAAGAGCATTGCCGCTGGGGCTGCTATTGCCGCTGCTGCGATTACAGCCGCCTTTGCAGCTGCAGCAAGGTTTGCCAAGAGCGCCATTGATGCCGCAATTGCCGATGATGCTGAGCAGCAGAAACTGATTGCCACGCTTGAGGCAAGAGGAGTAAGCACTCAGAAAGCAACAGAGCGAATCAATGAGCTGATTGCTGCTGGGCAAAAACTTGCATTCACTGATTCTGAAGTGCGGTCAGGCATTAACATTGTCAGCCAGTTCACTGCAAATTACGCCAAGCAAACAAAGATTCTTACTGTTGCGCAGAATGTTGCACGGGCTAAAAACATTAGTCTTGAGCAGGCAACCAAACTTGTAAGCAAGGCATATAACGGCAGCGGTAAGGCGCTGAAGCAGCTTGGCGTTGACCTTGAGCGCACAGTGTATTGGACGGAAACCAAAGAAAAGAAAGACCGCAAGGGAATCGTTACTGAGGAGAAAACGGTTAAATCGCGCAAGGAAATCATCAAGGGGATGAAGGCGGTCAACATCCTTGGCGGTGAGTTTGCTGGAGTTGCAGAACAATACGCGCAAACTTTTGCCGGTCAGTTTGATAAGGTGCGTGACTCAATCAACGAAACGGTTGAGGCAATCGGCTATGCAATTGGCGGTG